GGAGGACGTAGCTCGGGCCTTCGGGCTCGAGCCACCGAAGGGGGGCTCGTGGACGGCGGTCTGCGCGATGCCCATCCGCATCGCGCGGCGGCTGGGATGGCGGCCACCGGAGCCGCCGCCGCGCTGGGAGGATCCCGCGGCGGCGCAGCGGGTGCTGGTGGCGAGCCCAAGCCACCTCCCGCAGCGCGCTTTCTAGGTCCGGAGGATGGCCCCCCGCGGCTAAGCCGGGGCTCCGGGGGGTGGACGAGGAGCCGGCAAGGGCCCGGGCCCCCGGGGGCTAACCGGGGAGAGGAGGAAACAATGGTGGATGAACTAACAGTAGCAAGGCCAGCCATTCTGATGGACGACGCGACCTCGGAGCTTGCCGAGGCCGCAAGGATTGCCGAGCTCCACCGGGAGCTGCGGCTGGCAACCCTCCGGCTCACGAAGCCGGAGGACTGGGTGGACTACGACGGCCAGCCGTACCTGTCCGCGTCGGGCGCGGACAAGCTGAAGGCGCTGTACCGCATCCGAACGCGGAACGTCCGGTGGGAAAAGGTGGAGGAGCCCGGGAGGTACCTGGTGGTGGTCACCGGGGAGGCGGCGTCGGACCTCCTTGACCCCAACGGGTGGTGGGAGGTCGTCGGGGCGTGTGCGTCGGACGACCGCTTTCTCACGAGGGGCGGCAGACTCCGCCCGACGTTCGGCGACGTTCTGAAAAAGGCCCACACCAACTGGCGGGCGCGAGCGGTCAAGCAGCTCGCTGGTCTCGCCGGGGTGACCTGGGAGGAGCTGGAGCGGCACGGCATCCACAGGGACCGTGTCAAGCGTGTTGACCTGTCGAGGGCGGATGATTCCGGAGTGGAGTGGGTGGCGGTCAAGCTGCGCGAGTACCGCCACAAGGATGAGTTCAAAGCGGCAGTACGCAAGGCGACCGGCATCAGCCCGCGCTGGGACGGAGTGCGCAGCATGTGGATGGTGCCATCCACTGCGCTTGCTGCGGAGGATGTGTTGAAGTACGTGACCACGGTTGAAACCGAGGAGCAACAGCAAACCCAGAAAGGGGGAAACCATGATAGTTGACCGCGTGACCAACGAGCTAATGGCATCGCAGCGGGTGAGCAAGCCGTCCGGCTTTCGGGCGTCGGAGGCTGGGCACCTGTGTGCCAGGTACCAGTACCACGCTGCTGCGGACTGGGACAAGCGCCCGGCGCCAGCCGAGGGTCTGGCCTGGATATTCGCCCTCGGTGCCCACCTGGAGCGGTACGTGCTTGACCTGTTGGCAAATGCCGGGGTGAAGGTGATTCGGCAGCAGGCTATGGCCGAGGACAAGGACCTCGGCATTGTCGGCCACGTTGACGGGTTCGTCGAAGTAGACGGCCACGCGTGGCCGATGGAAATCAAGTCGGTGGCCTCCTGGAACTGGGAAAAAATCCAGAGCTACACAGACATGGTGGACGCGTCAACCCCCTACATCTTGCGCTGGGCAGCCCAGCTGCCACTGTACATGTACCTGCACGGAGAAACACGCGGCGTCTACCTGCTGGTGAACAAGCAAACCGGCCAGTTGAAAGAGGTCTGGGTGACGGAGGATGAAGCGTGGCCAACGCTGCAGCGTGTGCAGGATGTGCTCCTGGAGGCGAAGGCGGCTTTTCGGGCCGGCACGCCGCCAGCTCCGAAGCCCTCGACCCCCCAGCTCTGTACCGGCTGTTGGGCAAGGGATGTCGGGCTGTGCCCAGGAGTCGAACCGGAGACCCAGGCAGACGCGCTGGCAGGGCTCAAAGACCCGTCGGTGCTGGAGGCAGCGCGCCTCGTGGCGGAGCTGCGCGACGCAGCCAAGACGTACGAGGATGCACGGGAGCGCCTGCGTGCTGCAGCGGCAAAGCTGGCTCCCACGTCACCTGGGAAGGTGGAGGCCGTGGTGGGGCCCGTGGTGGTGCGGGTGTCCACCATCGAAAGCACCAGGTACGAGGTGCCCAAGGAGGTAAAGGAGCAGTACGCAACGAGGGTCCTAAGCACCCGAGTTGATATACTCTAAAGTGGGAGGTGACTATGCGAGACAAAACGGTACGTTTTCACCTTCGGCCGCTGGCGGAGCCCGGCGCCTGGCGGAAGGCGCTTGGCGCTCTCCTGCGGAGCCGCAGGGCTTCGCTGGGGCTTTCCGCGTCCGAGGTCGCAGCCTGGGTCGGAACATCGGACGCCCAGGTCTACCGGTGGGAGGCGGGCGCGGTGGCCCCGTCAACCCTGCACATGCTACGGCTGGCCGAGTTGCTAGGACTAAAGCTCGAAGACCTGCCGTCGCCGTGGAAGGAAACCCATGTACGTCAAGCTGTTTGAGCGGATGCTACGCTCAAGCGTGTGGGCCGGGCAGCCGCTGCACGTCCGCGTCGCGTGGGTTGGACTGCTGCTGCTAGCCCGGCCCGGCTATCTTGAGGACGGGACACGGGTCGGCATCGTGTACGGGACGCGTCTCGCCCTCGCTCGGGCACTTGATATGGAGCCTGAAAAGTTCTCGGCGGCGCTGGACGTTCTCCTGTCACCTGACCCCGAGTCAACCTCGCCAGAGTTTGACGGCCGACGGGTGATTGAGGTGGCCAGGAACACCTACGCCATCCCGCAGTACTGGAAATACAGGGAGCTGCGTGACGCGGAGGCGGAACGTGAGGAGGCTAGGCTCCGCATGCGGGCACGCAGGGCGGCCGAGCGCGCGGAGGGTAACCCATGCGAGAAACGCTCCGACGGTTCCAGCACGTTCGTGGATGTTCGCGAATGTTCGCAAACGTTCGGCGATGTTCGCGAACGTTCGGGCTGTTCGCACACGTTCGCCAATGTTAGCACTGTTCGACAAGCAGAAGCAGAAGCAGAAGCATATACATGTATAGGTGGGCAACACGGTCTCGCATCCGAGACGTGGGTGGAGGACAGGAAAACCTACCCTCCTCCGTTCCACCGGGAGACGCCAGAGGAAAAACCAACACTCACGTGGCACTGCAAGGGGAAGCCCGACACGTGGGTGCTGTGGCCGTCCGCGGTAAAGCGGCTCAAGGCGCTCTATCCAGGAACGGACGTGGAAGCCGTGATGCAGCGCCTCTACAGGTGGCACTTAGCCAACCCCAACCGCAGGAAGACAGCCCGCGGCATGCCGCGCTTCATCGTCGGCGCGCTGAACAGGGAGCAATCAGGCGACTTCGCCAGAGAGCGGAAGCCAAAACCACCGCCCGGGCGCCCCGGTACCAACTGGCGGGACGAGCTCCCACCGGAAAAGCGAAGGTGCACGGTGTGCGGAGGCATGGGAATCCTGGCCATCATAGACGAGGATGGGACAGAGGGGACCGCCGCTTGCCCGCATTGCGAGGTCGGCGCCATGGCTCACGAGCGTGATGGCCTGCGCATGGCGTCGCCGAGCGATAAGGTGCTCCGCGGCGGGCGGCTGTGAAAGGAGGTGACGCATGACGGAGTGGCTTGACCGACGTGACCTCGCTTTGCGGGGGCGCAAGATAGTCCACACGCACGCTGAAGGGGGGGTGGTGACCGAGGGACGCGTGCTCTTGCGAGAGGCGGCCCTGGAGGAGTTCGACCAGGTGCCGTCCGGCGAGCCGGTACGTCTGCGGGTTGCGGTCTGCGAGCGCTGCGGGTCAATCCTCGCTGTGCTCGCGGTGCGGATGTCCTAGTGGAGGCGCATCATGGAACTGGCGATCACGCTTGCTCTCTTTGCTCTGGTTGTTGCGGCAGCGGGGGCGCTGTGGTTCGTGGCCCGCGTGCCGGACGAGCTGCGGTGCTGGCACTGCGGGAAGGAGCTGGCCTGCGAGGAGGAGTGGCACATCGACATGACCAGGCTGCCGGGCGAGGTGCTCTGCCGGCGATGCTGGGACAAACTGCAGGGCCTCGGCAGTCGGGAAAAGTGAGGTGTTCGATGATGGTCGCGACAGTCTGGATAATGTGGTACGGAACATGCTACGGACCGGTCTTTGAGCAGGCAATCTCCCGACCGGGGGTTTCGCTGGTGCGCCAGTGTCCGGACGGAGCGGAGGTAGTGAACGGTCTACCGCCTGATATCCGGCTTGTGGTAGGGCTCCACGCAGAGCGGGTAGGCGTTCCCCGGGTGGGCTGGCTGATGCCGAGTCCGCGGATGTTGCCACGCGACGGTGTGCCGAGAATCCTGTGCCTGGTAGAGCCGCTTTCGGGGAGGATTGGGCGATGCGTACTTGCGTCCGATTTTCCGACAGTTGACCCGACGTCCTGGGCGGTGGCCTACTTCCCATGTGTGTCGCCTCCACCTGTGCGCCCACAGGTCCGAGGAAGCCCGGAGGGAGAACCTCTGTGGTTGACCTCCGACAGCGGGCAGACGGTCTACGTCAGGCCACTGTGGACGGTGTGCTATCTCGGGTGCTGGCGAGAGCACATGCGCGTGTGCGGATGGTACTGGCGCGGTGGACTTTCGGCCGTGGAACGCGCCTTGCAGCGTGGCGCATCGCTGCCTGGGGAGGAACCATGATGGTGGAGCTTGACCGGGTCGGTATTCAGGCGGGAGGCATGCGGCGCGGGGGCATCCGGTTGTCGTACGTCCGGGCGAAGCAGCGCGGAAAGCGCCGGCTGCAGCTCGTGGTGCCCGAGGCCCTGGTGGAGACGATCCTCACAGACTGCGTGGACGTGGCCGTAGGGCTGGGCGGGACGGCGGATGCTGGGCTGCTTGTGCTGCGGCCAGGAAAGACGCTGCGGCTGTGGGGGCGGACGAGCTCGCGTGTCCGCGTCACGTGGTTGCCGAACATAGGCGACCTCGGACACAACATCCCGTCGACCGAGTGCAAGTGGTGGACGGACGGAACGGCCGTCTGGATTGCGGTTCCGGGGGCGTTCCGGTCGCACCTGGAGCGCCTCGGGCAAATCTTGGCCGTGGTGGCCATGAAAAGGAGGGAACGCAATGTCGCTCGTGACCATCATCCTTTATCTTGCATCGCTGTGGTGTGCCCCAAGTGCGGTGAGCGTATCTCTGTCGGCTGTCCAAGTAAGTAACTGCCAGCTTGTGGCGCCCCCAGACGGGTGGTTGTGCGGCGCGTACACCCCGCGGCGCCACCTCCGGAGGGAACCACCTCGGCACCCACGCCGCCACCTTCGGCGCGCCGTGGGCCAATGGGCGGAGTGCACCAGGTGCTCGGCATGGGGAGGGCCGGACATAAACACCCCATGGGAGAACGGCGGGGGTAGCAATGGCTAACCTCGGCCTGGGCACCCGAATCAAGCTGGCAATCCCCGTTTACAAGTCGAAGCTCGAGGAAGCGTGGGCAATCGAGCTGGAAAAGCTCCGGGCGGCCGGGGAGTTGTTCCTGTGGCGGTACGAGGCGATGGGACTGCGAATCGGCCCCGATTGCGTGTGGTGGCCAGATTTCGTCGGCATCCGGCGCGACGGTCAGCTCGTGGTGTACGAGGTGAAAGGGCGCAGACGTGATGACGGCATGGCGAAGCTACGCGTCGCAGCGCAGCAGTGGCCAGAACTGCGAATCTACCTGGTTACCAGGGACGGAGGGCGCCGTGGTACGTGGAAAGTCGAACAAGTGGTGCCGCACGGCATGGCCTGGCCCCCTGGGCGACTGGAACGGTAAGCGCTACTGGCTGAGGGACCCGGCACTGCTGGCGGTGCTCGGCCCCTGGGACGCTGCGGCGCCGCTCCGGCGCAGAAGGTGGCTGCTCCGAGCGTGGCTAAAAAGGGCGGCGCGCTGCCGGCTGTGGACTGTCAGGAAGGCCGCTGCGTATTTCGCTGGCACGTCCCGGCGCCAGGTGGCCGCCATGCTGGGGAGGTCCGAGCGTACCGTGAAGCGGTGGATGCTCGGGCATGACGTTCCAGGCGGGGAGCAAGTGGAGGAGCTGCTGGTCGAGATGGCCTCTAAGGAGCTGGACGGGCACGTGGACCTCCTGCGCGCGGGCATTGTAGGGAGCACGATGGCCCCGCTCCTGAGCCTGCCGGCCGTCTACGGCCTTGCGGAGCGCAGAGAGCTGGTGGTGGCCGTGCTTGGGGAGTGCGAGTACAAGCGCCTTACCTCCGGGAAGCGCAGTCCAACGCTTTGGCGGCTGCGAGCAGTCCGTGACATTCTGGGCCTGCCGGTTTGCCGATTGGTGACGACGGTGTACGACCTCCCAGTCGGAGCGGCGGCCGCCGCGTTTGCCTGCGGGTTGCTCGCGGAACGCGAGGCGGCATGCTTTCTTGGGGTAACGGCGGAATGGCTGGAGCAGCAGCGTGCGGCGGGATGGGGGCCTGCCTGGGTCGCTACCCCAACCGGGCCGAAATACTGGGCCGGTGACCTCGTGCGCTGGGTGCGCGCGCGCACTATAAGACTTGACAAAAGCGGCATAGAGGATTACATTATCACCATGAACATGAAGACGACGCGGCAGAGGGAGCTCTTCCCGACCCACCCAGAGGTGGGTGGGTACAGCGAGTCCGCGTGGAAGTCACTGGTGGTGAAGGCGACCCGTATCGGGTGGCCTTCCGCGCTTTACGCGGCCGAGGATGCGCTCGGACGCTCAAAGACATCAAGCGTAATCTGGACCCAGGTCTGGGAAGACATCTTCCCAGCGCCGGAGGACCTGCCGGAGGTGGTGGCCGCCATTTCCGCAGGCGACTGGGACGCCGTCTGCCGGTGGCAGACGCATCACGGTCGCCCAGGCATCACTGACCGCTGGTTCGCCCTCAGGAACTGGGGGATGGGCGAGGCCGTTCAACGGCCGGATCTTATCCGGTCAGTGATGCGTGAAACGTACGGCGTGAGGACGCTGCCGCCGCGTGGCTTGCACTGCGCGGCCATCTGGCTGCGCATGGTAGACGAGCTGCGCGGAACCGGGAGAAAGCGGGATGTGCTGGAGGCGGCCTTCGACGGGGCCATTCCGCCCGCCGTCCTTGACCTGCACACGCACGAGCGCACGTGCGGGGTGTCCATGCTCTCCGGTCTGTGGGAGCGGCACGTGGAGCTCGCGCGCTTCGTGCAGCGGTGGGGATGGGAGCCGGTGCGAGCCGCCATGCTCGCCGGCTTGACCCAACTCCCGAAGATGGAGTAACGTGGCCCCGACGGAGGGCCAGATGGAGGTCCGCGTTTTGGGGCTCGAGTACGTCAAGCGCGAGAACTTGGTTCCCATGCCGAAAAACGTCCGTCGGCACGGGTCTATCCAACGGCGGAGGTTCCGAGGGCTGCTTGAGCGCTTCGGCTTCGCCGGAGCGCTGCTCGGAGCGCGGCGGTCGGACGGCAAGGTCCAGATCTTGGACGGCCACATGCGCGTGGAGGAGGCGGCCCTTGAGGAGTACCCTGTGGTGCTCGTCGACCTCCCCGAAAGCGACTGGGCCGAGTTCAGCACGTCGTTGGACCGCATCGCGTCCATGGCCGACTGGGACACCGAGGCGCTCGCGGAGATGTACGAGCGAATGAGTGACTCCGTCAAGACACTGTTCGCGGACCTGGAGGCGCGGTGCGCTGAGCTCGCGAAATCGGGAAAAGCAAAATACGAGCTGGTGCCTGAATGGGACGAACACTATGACGCCGTGCTCGTGTTCTGTCGGACGGAAGCAGAATGGGCATGGCTTCAGACCGCTTTGCGTCTGGAAAAGCGGCAAGACCGGTTCGGCCGGGTCGGCATTACGCGGGTAATAACCTGCCTAGAGTTCAAGGCGAAGTGGGAGTCACGCAATGCCTGACCCGTTGGTCAAGATTGTGGTCATGTCACATAAGCGCTGGGACACCATCAGCACCCACAGGGTGTTGGCGGTTGACTGTGTGTGCGTGCCGAAAAGTCAGGCGCCGCTCTACCGTGAAAAGCTAGGCGACAACGTGGAGGTGGTGGAGCGCCCAGACGAGGTGCGCGGTATTTGGAGCACACGGAACTGGATAATGCGCCACTTCGGCGGTGTGTTTATGGTGGACGATGACGTGCAGCACATGGTCAGGCTCTGGAACTGCGAGAAAAACCTACGTAGCAGCACTCTGTCACCCGCAGAGGCACGGAATGTGATCCTGTCCTCGGCGCAGACGTGCAAAGAACTTGGCGGCTACCTTTTCGGGTACCTGCAGGTTACGTCGTTTTTCGCGTCGCCGCAGCTGCGTCCGTTCAGTTTTGTCGGGACAATCAGGGGCGGGGGCATGGGGCTGCTCGCCGGGTCCCGGCTATACCTCCCGGAGGGATACACGTACCCGGCAGAGGACGCCTGGCTGTGCCTGCTCAATGCGTTCCACCACCGCTACTGCTGGATTGACAAGCGTTTCGCCTTGACGTTCGCGAAAAGCGGGGCCAACCCAGGAGGCGTCATGGAGTACCGTGGTCTCGGAGAGGCAGAAACCGAGGGGGCCAAGCTTCTACGCGAGACATTCGGCGACGCGGTGGAACTGGACGTGGGCCCCGGGAAGGCGCCGGATGCGAAGGCGTGCGGAAGACACGCGCGCAGGTTCACCAAGTTCGTCAAATGGCGGCTGCGGATTCCGTGGGGAGCGTAGCCGTGCACGTCCCGACAAAACGGTGGGATGCGTTTCTGCGTGCAATCGAAATGGGGCTGCCCCCGGCACGAGCTGCCGCGATAGCCGGGCTACCGAAGGGCGTGCCTGGGCGCGTCCGTGCGCTTGCTACCGCAGCGCGGGAGGCGATGGAAACAGGGGCGCCGGTAACGAGGGAAATGGCGCAAGCGCTGCGCCTTGCCGACGCCTGGGAGGCGGCGGAGGCGAAGTGCATCAGGGACTCCATTACGATGCTCAGGGCCCACGCGCTGAACGGTGCATGGCAAGCGGTCGCCTGGCTGCTCGAACGCCGCTGGCCGGATGAGTGGGCGCAGCGAAGCCAGTGGCATGTTGACATTTCAGACCTCAGGCTGGAAACGCTGTCAGATGAAGAAGTTGAGCGCCTCGGCAGGCTGCTGGGTCTCCGCAACCTGTCCCCGAAGTGACCGTGCGCCGAGCGGAGATTGCCGAAGCTGTCGCCCGCGAGCTCCGGTACAGGCACCTGCGACGGCTGCCGCTGCTGGAGTTTGTCCCAGCCGTGTCCCCCCACCTTGACGCACCGAGGCACCTTAGTGCACTCGCTGAGGTGTTCGAAAGGGCGTGGAGAGAAGAAGTGCGTGCGGTGATTGCCTGCCCCCCGCAACACGGTAAGACGGTGCTGGCCTTGCACGCGCTGGTGCTGGGCCTAGCGCGTCACCCCGAGAGACGGAATGCGTACGTGAGCTACTCGTGGGACGCCGTGCTGGAAAAGATGCGGATTGCGAGGCGGATCGCGGAGTCGGCCTGCCTGCCGCTGACCGAATGGACGCTGTCTCATTGGGTGACCAGGAGAGGGGGCGGTCTGTGGGCAACGGGCATCGGTGGGCCTCTTACAGGCCGGGCGGTGGACGGCGTGCTGGTCCTGGATGACTACGTGAAGGGGCGGGCCGAAGCTGACTCCGCCACCCACAGGACGGCCATAAGCGATTGGTGGCGGTCAGTCGCCATGACGCGACTCCACCCCGGTGCGTCGGCAATCATTATCTGCACGAGATGGCACCCAGACGACCTTGCTGGAGAGCTAATAGGAGCAGGCTGGGAGGTGGTGGCGCTGCCGGCCATCAAGGAGGATGGCAGCGCTCTCTGGCCAGAGCGGCGCCCGATGGAGTTCCTCGCCGCCCAGCGTGCCGCGGTGGGTGAGCGCGACTGGTGGGCCATGTACATGTGCTCGCCCAGGCCCAGGGAGTCAGCGATTTTCGGCGCCCCAACCTTCTTCGCGGAAGCGCCCCGGGCTGGGCGGGTTACCGTCGGGGTGGACTTCGCGTACACGGCGAGGACACAGTCGGACTACAACGCGGCCGTGGTGCTCCTGGTCTCAGACGGGAATGGCTACGTCCTGGAGGTCATCAGGGAGCGGTGCACCGCGGCTGAATGGGTGCATCGGCTCAAAAGCATACAGGCCCGGTACCCGCACGCCACCATGGCCAGCATTATCGCGGGCAGCGAGCGGGGCGTGGTCGACCTCATGGCGTCGCTCGGCCTCAAGCTCCGGTTCACAATCGCCACACAGGACAAGTACCTACGAGCGCAGCGAACCGCGGTGGCTTGGAACTCCGGACGTCTGCTTGTCCCCCATGCGGCGCCGTGGCTGTCAGCGTTTTTGCGCGAAATGGCGGAGTTCAGCGGCACAGGCGATGAACATGACGATATGGTGGACGCACTGGTGGCTGCGTGGGAGGCTACTGCAACTGCGCCAGTAGCGGTCGCCGTGACCGGGAAAACAACCTGGAGTTGACACGGCGCGAGTGCGTGCCATCATAGAGGCGTGAGCGCTGAGCCGTTGGCCGCCGGGATCCCGTGGCAACAAAAGGTCCGGGCCTACGAGTCCCCTGTGACGCCGGAGACAGCGGCCTGGGCCGTCCAGGCAGCCTCGCATGACTCCCGCTACGTTAGACGGCTGTACGAAACAATGCTCTCTTCGGATGCGGAGTTAGCAGCGGCAGTGTCCCTCCGCCTCGCCTCCGTGCTGAATGCTGAGTGGACCCTTTCGGACGCAGCCGGCAACGAGGTCCCCCTGCCGGATAAGTGGAGCCACGCCGTCCGCCACCTCGCCATGGCGCCCTTGCTGGGCTTCGCCGCAGTCGAAGTGGTCTGGGGTAAGAACTGGGTGCCGAAGGAACTGGTTCCATGGCCCCATGCGGCGATCTACGAGCGCGGCGGCACCGTGTACCTAGTCACCTCAGGCGGCAGGGAGATCGAGGCCGCAAGTGTGGCAGACCGCCTGTGCCTGGTCCTTGCCGACCCGGTGGACCCCTCCGGGGCCGCCATCCTTCGGCCGCTTGTGGCCGGCTGGCTGGAGCGACTGTACCTGCGCCGTGACTGGCGCCGATACGTGGAGCGATACGCGGATCCGCTTGTTGTGGCCAGGCCACCATCCGACGCCGGCGAGATGGACGGGGAACACCCAGTGATGGCGCTGGCGCGGGCTATCGAGTCAGCGAAACGCTCCGGGTCCACCATCGCCGTGTCTGCAGGCACCGAGGTGGACGTGCTGTCTGACCAGCGCGGGGACGCCACCGCAGCGTTCGACGGACTGCTGCGGCGCTCGCTTGAAGAAATGTACCGGGCGGTGCTAGGAGACGCCGAGGTGGCCCTCGGTGGGAGGTACGGCACCAGGGCGTCGACGGAGGTGCGTTACCGCCAGCTGGAATCCATTGCGGAGTCAGATTGCGCGTTACTCCAGGAAGCGCTCCAGCGCCAAGTGTTCGACCGAGCGGGCTTGCGCCTGTCGTACACCTGGAGCCGCGAACTCGGGGCGCTTGACAAGGCGAAGCTGTATCTCGCCGCGCAGCAGGCCGGAATACCGTTCGACCCGGTCGGCGCGGCGGAGGAGCTTGGGCTTGCGCTCAAGCACACGCAAGAGATGCAATCGGCAGCCACGCTGCAGTACCGAAAGTTGCACCAGCTGACGCGAGGCCAGCGCCGCACGCAGAGCCGGCGGACGCCTAGCCAGGAGCTTGCGGAAGCTACGGGCGGCGCGTCCGCCATGCTTGCTGACCTCATGCGCGGCTGGGCGGAGGCAGTCGCGGAGCGCGCGGCAAAGGCAGGGACTCCGGCCGAGGCCCTCGATGTTCTGAAGCTTGAGCGCAATGCGAACCCGAAGGTTGTTGAAGCGCTGGAACGCGTGGTCTGGCACATCGCGGCCACCGCGGTTCAGGACGCAGAGGCCGAAGTCCGAGGACTCTTGTCTCGGGGGCGCTCAAATGCCGGGTAACAGCTGGCGCCCAATGAGCCCGCAGAGGGCGCGTGAAATCCTGCAGTCGAAGCTGCTGCTGCAAAAGCAGGACCTGGAAAAGCTCGGCCACGTGGCCTACACCATCGCTTGGACAGTCGCGCGTGTCGCCGAGTTGCGAGTGCTCGAGGCGCTCAGACAGGCGCTCGTGCGAGTTATCGAGGAAGGCGGGACTCTGGATGATTGGACGGCGGCGCTGGATAACATCCTGGACACCACCGGCTGGGGCACCTCGCCGTGGCACGCCGAGACCATCATGCGCACCACAATCGGGTCCGTTTACGAGAGCGAGCGGTTTGCCTACCTCAGGGGGGCTCAGGAGGTGGAGTGGCTGGTCTATGACGCGATCAATGACGATAGGGTCCGGCCCGAGCACTTGGAGCTGGATGGGCTGGCGTACCCACGTGAAGAGTTCCCCGAGTACCTGTGGCCCCCGAACGGCTACAACTGCAGGTGCACGGTGGTTCCTGCGCTGCGGGAGGATCTTGCGGACCTTGGGGCGTGGACGCCGACCTGGGAGGATGAAATCCCGGAGCCAGACCCGGGATTTTCGCACCCACCGACCGTCGAGGGCGCGAGCGAGGCAGTGGTCAGGGCGGCCGAAATCGCGTACACTAAGGCACGGCAGGGAGGCATCTTATGAGGGTCAACCCCGAAGGCGTGGCCCACGCAAGGCAGCTGATAGCCGACGGGAGAGTTGACAAGTCGTCTGCGTGGAGCTTCAGCCCGGATGATGGGAACAACATCTTGGGTGACCCGCCGAACTGGGGGGAGTATCGAAAGTGGTTCCTCGGGAGGAGGGAGGAGGAGGACCCTGAAACGAAGGCCGCGTGGGCTTACCCATACGGCAAGAACGGGAAGGTGTACCGGTCCGGACTAATCGCGGCGAAGGCGCGGGCAGCTCAGCAAGGCCACGCGGAGATTGCGCGGGCAGCCGACCGTCTGCTCGCCATGGTGGACGGGGAAAAAAGCGCCAGGCTCGTCTCCTGTGCCATGGTGGAAGCCGCGTCACTTGGGCAGTGGGTGCAACTCCTACCGTGGGGCGCTGTGCGGACCCTCGACGGGCGGGAGTTCGTCTTTGACGAAGATGCAGCCGCGTCGGTGATGGCCTCATGGGAAGCGCGGTTCGGTGACTTGGTGGTGGATTACGACCACCAGAGCCTAAACCCGCTCGCTCCACGGGCGCCAGCCGCCGGCTGGATCGTGGAGCTTGAGGTCAGGGCACCAGGCGAAGGGGAGGAACCGACGGCTGAACACGGTCTTTGGGCTAGGGTGGAGTGGACCCCATCGGCGCAACAGCACCTTGCTGAGAAGGAGTACAGGTACATGTCCCCGGTGGTCTACGTTGACGATGAAGGCCGAGTAGAGGAGCTGGTGGGGGCGGCCCTCACGAACTCCCCGGCCATCGACGGCATGGCCGCAGCCGCCTCAAGGCGACTGGGCGAGCCATCCGAAAGTGGAGGTGAGGAAATGAACGAAGAACACGTGTCGGTGGAGGAGTACCGCGCTGCGGTTGAGCGCGCCGAGGCAGCCCAGCGTGAGCTGGAAACGCTCCGAGAGCGTCTCAGGCAGCTTGAGGAGGAGCGAGCGCTGTCCGAGGTGGCCCCGCTAGCGACGGAGGAGCAACTGGCCTTCGGTCGGGAGCTGTTCCGCACGTCCCCGGAGCTGTTCGGGAGGTGGGCGGAGATGCTGAAGCGGACGGCTCCGCCAACCGAGCGACTGGAGCGGCCAAAACCGGCTGACCTCCCGACGCCGCCCGCTAGGGAGACGTTCCCCGGGGAGGCCAAAGTCCTGTCGCTGGCACGCCGCATCGCCGAGCAGAAGGGCGTACCCATGGTGGACGCCGTGATCGAGGCTGCGGCCCAGGTCGGAATGGAGGTGTGACATGTTCGAACAGCAAGTGAATGTCGTAACGATGACAGCGTCCGGTGCGGTCTCGGCCGGCCTGGCGGTCGGGCCGACCGCGAGCGTTGCCGCGTCCGGTGGCTATGCGGTGGGCATCGCCACGAGCGACGCCCAGGCCGGCGAGCCAGTGGGCGTGGCGACCTCCGGAAGCATCGTGAAGGCCATCGTCGGCGCTGCCGTGGCTGCTGGCGCGGCCCTAGAGGTCGGCACCGGCGGAAAGCTTGTGACCCTGTCGACGGGCAAGTTGGTGGCGTTGGCACTGGAGGCCGCCTCAGCCGCGGACCAAAAGGTGCTTGTCCTTGTCAAGTGAGGAGGTGAAAGATGAACCGTCTCGACGAGTTGAGACTGCAAACCTCGCCGGTCCTAACGGCGCTGGCAGCTGGCTACAAGGTAGCCGGGGTGATCGGGGATTCGGTCCTCCCCATCATCCGGGCCACCAGTGACAGCGTCAAGCTTCCAAAGTTCAGCGCCGATGCCCTGCCGACGGGTGATGATCTCCGGGCGCTCCGGGCGGCCCCGAAGCAGGGGAAGTGGGGCGTGACTTACGTCACGGTGGCCCTTGAGGAACACTCCGTGGATTACCCGGCCGACTGGCGCGAGCTGCAGGCGGGTGACGTGGTCGGCTTGGACGTGCTGGCGCGCAACGCTCGGTCGGCCAAACGAGCTGTGGTCCTCGGCCGCGAGAAGGCTGTGGCGCAGCTGCTGACCTCGCCGAGCTCCTACGCCGCGGGGCACAGCGAAACGGTCGGTGCTGGGTACGGCTGGAACGAGAAGACATCCGGCAACAGCAACGTGGATGTGGTGGACGTGATTCTCGCCAAGGCCGAGCTGCTGCGCCAGAAGGTCGGCGTGACCCCGAACGTGTTCTGGGCCGGAGCAGCGGCGTGGAACGCCATCGCACGGAACACGTACGTGCTTGACCGCATGGCCTTTGCCCCCGCCGCCATTGCAGCGCGCCAGGTGACAAAGGAGGCCTTTGCCGCGGCCATCGGCGTGTCGCGCGTGCTCGTTGGCGGTGCGGTCGCAAGCTCCGACGGCTCCACCATCAGCGACATCTGGGGCGACGCGGCGGGGCTGTGCTACGTGGAGGACAACCCTAATGAGGTGGAGGCCCCGACCTTCGGCATGCTCGCCATGCGGGTGTGGCAGCAGGGCGCGGAAAACACCTACGGCTTCACCGCAACCTGGGACGACGCGGGAGGCCTGGTGCGCCACGTGGCGTACGTTGAGTTCTACAAGCCATTCGTGTCGATGCCGGAGGCCGGCTACCTTTGGCTTGACACGGTGAAGTGAGGCGGCGATGGCGAAGGTAGTCGGTGACATCGGGTACGGCCGGGGGGTGGAGACCCTGCCCCCCGGCCAGGCTTTCGAGGTCCCGGATGACGAGGCGCAGCGCCTGGTCGCGTCGGGCTACTTCCGCCTGGTCTCCGACGCTGCCGACGGCGTGAGGCCGGACAAGCATCAGACGGTGCGGAGGAAGGCGAAGTGAGCTACGCGGACCCGGCCGACCTGGCGCAGTACATTGACACCCGCGTGCTCAGCAGGCTATCGAGTGACCAGGGGGTCTACACGGTGGACCTGGCGGCGCTGCTGGATGATGTCGCGGCACAGATTGACGCCGCGCTGCGTGCGTCCGGGCAGTCCACGCCTCCCGGACCGCCTTACCCCAGGGAGATCAAGTGGCTGGCCTGCATGCTGGCAATCGGCTCACTTTACGCGCGGCGCCCTGAGGTGGAGATGGCCGAGCAAACGCGGGCGGCCGTGGAGAACGCGAGGGCTATGTTGGATCGCGTCGCGAGCGGCGCAATGAGGCTCACCTGGGAGGCGGACGCCGGTTTCCGCGCGGCGGCGGTCGGTCTGCCGACGGCGTGGAGGGAGTTGGTGCCATGACCAACCCGTCCGGCGGATTCCGGGTGGTCGTGGACGTTGGCCCGATGGCTTCACGCATCGAGCGGATGCGCCGAGAGGCGTTGCTCGCCTGGCTGCATCGAGTCGGCGCCCAGGGGGCGATGGTGATGACGCGTGATTCAACGCAGAGCTTCCAACGTCAGGCCGACCCGGTGACTGGGGCACCCTGGAAGCCGTCGGTGCGGGCAATCAAGCAGCACGGCCAAACCCTCTTGGATACCGGGAGGCTGCGGCGCTCCGTGCGCGCTGAGTATGAGGTGGAAGGCGACGTGGTGCACATCAACGGGGGGACGCTCCCTCTGGCGTACGCCGCGGTGCACCAGTTCGGTGGTCGGCGGACTCCCCAAAGGCGGTTCGTTGGGCTAAGCCAGGAGTCCATCGGGTACATGAGACGCCTGTTCGCGGAGCTGTGGAATGAGTGAACCGCGCGCTGATGTGCTCAACCAGGTGCTCGCCGCACTGTCCGCGGCCATCCCCGGAGTGGAGGTGAGTCCACTGGGAGGGGAGGATGACCTACGTGCGCAGCTGCAGAGGGCGCCTGGGGTGTACGTGGCCCTGCAGGCAATCGAGTGGGAACCTCCCCGTGTTCACTCCGACCGCAGGGTGCAGAACGAAGTCTGGACGTGGCACGTGTGGGTGGTTGGAGGGAGGCACGGCGACGTGACTACTACGACCGCATTCCAGCTGGCCGAATGGGTCAAGGCGACGCTTGCTGGGTGGCAGCCAGTGGGTCATCCCGGCGGCCACTTCCAGCCAGTCAGAGAGTGGCTTGCGGACCTTGTTTATGGCGGCGAGGTCCGGGTCGTGGAGCTGCGATGGTGGAGGCAGTGGGCATGAAAGTGATGGTCAGGCTCCCCGAAAGTATGCCGTGGGAGGCCCTCACCCTCCTGGGTGTCGGGACCTTGACACACGAGTGGCGCGAGGTCGACATCACGGAGCAGCTGGCGAACTGGCTGCAAGTGAAGGGCCTGGAAGTCAAGGCCGCCGATGCGGCGGCAGCTGCGGACACGGCCCCGCCGCAATCGGACGTGAAGCAAGGCAAGAAGGGAGGTAGCCATGGGCATCCGGTACGCGGGTGACGTTGCCCTGTCCATCTGGGGCGAAACCACCGCGGGGAATAGGCCGTCCCCGGTCACGAAAGCAGCGCAAATGCCCATCATCTCCTGCAACCTGGGGAGAACGGAGCAGGCAATCGCGAGCGAGGTGCTCTCCGGGAACAGGATGCCTGCGCAGCCCGCCAGGGGGCTGTGGGCGGTGCGCGACCGCGAGATTGTAGTGCCGTTCCAGCGCGGGTCCCTCGGTGTATGGCTGTACAAGGCGTGCGAGCAGTACTCGGTGAGCGGCTCTGCTGCGCCTTACGCTCACAGGTTCAAGGTCGGTGGAGCTGCATGGCACTCCGCCGGGCCATACTTCGGCGCGGAGCTATGGAATGCCGGTGTGAGTCGCGGTGACGTGGTGGACGGGCTGGCCATCACAGGCTTCGCCTTCGACCTTTCCGAGGAGTCTACGAGAGAGGCCAGGCTGTCGCTGTCTGTAGCTGGGCTCGGAAAGGGAGACTTTGACCTCGGAACCCGTCAAGATACGACACCAACGACGTTTAGCGGGGCGTACTGGGGCGAGCGAAGCGTGGAGGTAAAGATTGACGGCACAGCTTCCCTGTGGGTGACCAGGGCAGCCTTCGAGGTCAAGCGGAAGTACGCGCTACGCAAGGCGCACGACGGCACGGACTACTTCACGCACTGCGTGCTCGGAGGGATTGAGTCGGCGACGCTGCAAGTGGCTGGCATCTGGGATGATACGTCGGCAATCCGCGCGCTTGCGACAGGGCAAGGAGAGCATTCGCTGGAAATCACCGTAAAGGACCCGGTGGACCCGACGAACTACTTCTGCAAGTTCACGTTCCAGGAGTTCTTGGCCTTTGTTACGAACGCTGCTGCGATCTCCGCTGGCACGAACGAGCTCGAGGTGGAGCTAGAGGCCCACGCGTATTACGCCGACGGGGCGCTCGGGTCGGTGTGTGTGATTGACCTCAACGACCCGACGGCAACGTACGTCGGATTCATTCAGTAGGCGGAGGCAGTGATGCTACCGATTGCCTTTGCCAGCGACTTCACCGAACCGAAGTGGGTCGAGGTGCCGCTAAACGGCGACGGGAACCCTCCTGCGCGGATGCTGCTGAAGCCGCTCACCCTTGACGATTACCTCGTGCTCTGCGCAAAGCACGGCGTGTGTTCGACGTGCTGGGGGGTTGGTGCAGTGGATGGCGAGCCATGCAAGGTCTGCGGCGGGAAACAGCGAATCCCGGAGATGATCCCGGAGTTTCGGCTTGACCTTCTGCGCCTTGTCGTGCACGGTTGGGAGGGGCTTCTGGCCGTTGACGAGCGGGGGGAAGTGGTGGAGGTGCCATTCAGCGAGCAGGCACGCGACGGCTTGGCGCGGATGGTGCGCGAAGCGTGGGAGCCCATCAGGCAGGCCGCGCAGGCGCTGGGCGAGGCCAGGGTGGCAGCAAAAAAAGGCTCCGTGACTACGCCGAGTGGGTCTACAAGCGCGGCAAGGAAGCAGCGGAACAGATAACCGGCGCGGAGCTCGGAGCCTGGGAACGGACGTGCTGGCTGGCTTGGGAAATGGTCGGTGGAAAGCTTCTGGTCGCAGGGACCTTCGGTGGCGTCGCAGTAATGGGCCTGGACTGGGTCGCGGCCAGAACGATCCTTGAACCACTCGGGGCTTGGACTCCAGCCATCGTTGAAGGACTCCTAGAGATCGAGCGCGGGGCAATCCCAGTCATTCAGGAGAGGTGCGCGAGTGGCCGGGATTGACGTGCTTTTTCGGGCCGCCTTCGACGCCTCCGGAGTGGCGGAGGGGCTGCGCGGGCTGTCCTCTGACCTACAGAAGTTCCGCCGTGACACCGAGGACGTAGCCGGGGCGTCCGAGGGAGCCGACCGAGCGATAGGCGGCGTCACGTCGAAGCTGGTCGAACTCGCGAAGGCCGCCGTGGGCGCCTACGTCGTTGGGCAGCTGGCTGAGCACCTCCGCGAAGCTGCCGAGGAGGCCATCAAGGCGGAGGTCTCGCAGGCCCGACTAGCCGCCGTTATCAAGGCGACCGGAAAGACAGCGGGCTTTACCGCTGACGAGCTCGCTGACTTCGCTTCGCAGGTCCAAAGCACCACCGGCATCGCGGATGAGGCCGTGAATGACGCTATGGCCGTCCTGGCAACCTTCCGCTCGGTGTCCGGACCGACCTTCCTGGAGGCCACCCAGCTGGCGGCGGACATGGCCGCGGTGTTCCAAACGGACCTCAGGTCCGCTGCGGTCATGCTCGGCAAGGCGCTTGAAGATCCGGTCCAGGGCATCATGGCCCTTCGCCGCGCCGGCATCACGTTCAGCGAGGACCAAAAGGCCCTTATCGCCAGCTTTGTGGAGGCCGGCGAGATGGCCAAAGCGCAGGGCGTGGTTTTGGACGCCCTGCGGACACAGGTCGGCGGGGCGGCGAAGGCGGTGGAGGACGCCTCTCTCGGCCTAAACCGCATGAAGGAGGCCCTCGGTGATGCGAAGGAGGGTCTTGGCCAGCTCGTGCTGACTGCCGTCCGCGCGTCCGGCGTAATCGAAGCCCTAACGAAAACCTTTTCCACGCTCGCCGAGGGCCTTTACGCGCTCGCTAAGGGCCAGCGAGAGTACGACTACACGGCACAGTTGACGGCGAAGTCGCTCGAGAACTTGCTGAAGAAGAAGCAGGAGGCGCTAGCGGCGGCTGAGACGGAGCTCAGGCAGCTTGACCGGTCCACCCCGGCGTACGCAGCACAGCGGGAGAAGGTAGCGCAGCTGCGCATGGAGGTGAAGGAGCTCGCAACGAAGCTCGCCGAAAAGCGGAGGGAAGAGGAAATCGCGACGGCCGCGCAGCAAGCGGCCATGGCGACCGCGGATGCTCACATCAGGGGCAAGAAGAAGGAGAAGGAAACCACCGCGGAGGTAGCGAACGCGGTCAGCGACGAGGCGAAGGCGAAGGCGAAAGCAACTGCTGAAACGGTGGAGCACACGCGGGCCACCGAGGCGGAGACGAAGGCTGTAAGCAATCTCGTTGGCGAGCTAAGGGCAACCAAGGTGTTCGAAAGCCTGTGGCAGCCGCCGGAGCGAGCGGTCTATGCACCGAAGGTTGACGAGTTCGCGAAGTACGTGTCGCGGCACCTCGGCAGCGCAATCACGGACGGGATCCTTGGAACACTGCGAGGCGACAACTTCGCGGACGCATGGGGCGGCGTCTGGAAGGCGCTATCGAATGTGGCGGCCGAGCGTCTGGACCGCGGCCTCGCCACGCTTCTGTCGGGCGGTGATTTCAAGTCCGCGCTCCGGTCCATGGGGCTCCTTGACGAAAGCGGCAAGGTGTCCATCGCCGGCGTGGGAACGGTGGTGGGCTCCGCGATGCTGTCGTATGGCGTGCAAAAGCAGAACCGTGGAATGGGCGCAGCTGGTGGAGCGATTGCCGGGGCCTCGATGGGCTTCACGATCGGTGGCCCGTGGGGTGCGGCCATAGGGGCCATAATCGGCGGGCTGTACGGGTACTTTGCCTCCGCCCAGCAAAAGAAGGGCGTCCACGTGCGGTACGGTGGTGGAGTCACCCCCCTGGTGGACATCACCGGGCCCTCGGAGGATGAAGAGCAGGACATGCTCAGGCAGCTGCGGTCGACATGGAAAGCCTACCGGGTGGCGCTGCTGGACGTGTTCGACGCGCTCGGCGGCGTCCCGGAGGAAGCGCTCAAGCGGCTGGAGGAGGTCCGCATTGAGGTGAGCGACCGCGTGGAGGACCCTGGGTCCTGGTGGCGCAGGCTGCTGTCAGGAACCATCCCGCGCGCGATGGTTGATGCGGTGCGCCCGCAGCTGGAGGCTGGGCTCCAGTCGCTCGGCGCATCGGCCGAGCGTGCGAAACAAGAGCTGGATGCACTGTTTACGGGCGACTTCAACGAGGCCCTGAGGCAGCTTGCACAATACATCACTGTGTTTTCCGGGCTGCGTGAACTGTCCCAGAACCTCGGCCAGTCGCTTGATGACGTCCGCGAGAAGGTGAACGAGACGATGCGCGACGCGTTCCTGCGGTCGTTTGACGAGGCGATCGAGCGAGCTGACCAGCTCGGGCGCGGGCTGTCGGACATGCTGTCGGAGGAACAGGTCAGCCGTGCGCAGCAACTGCTTGAACTAGCCAGGGAGCAGTACGAGCAAACGCTGCGCTACATCGCGGAAATCGAGAGCGTTGCCGCGGGCATCAATGACTCAGTGGAACGAACCTTCGAGACGTTTGCCGAGCAGAGGGCAAGAGAACGCGGCCCCGAGGCCCTGGCGGCGTACTACCAGGAGCGAATGGCAGAGCTCCAGCGTGCGCTGGAGGAGGCGACCTCACCAGAGCAGGTGCAACGCCTGTGGCAGGACTTCCTGCAGACGGCCAGGCAGCTGTGGGGGATGAATGTCGGCGATAGCCAGAACGCCAACTACGCCTGGCGTGAATGGGTTGAGGAGCAAATCAGGGCGACCGAGGGTGTCGCCCAACAGATGCTAGAGCGCTGGGAGCAGGAGGCGCTGCAGCGTCAGCAGCAACTGAAGGACCGGGTGGACGCCATGACGGGGGCGCTGGCTGGGGCCGCCGCCACCCTCGAGTCCCTCGAAGGGGCATCGAGGCTCAGCAAGCAGTCCATGGACGGCCTGTCGGACGCCACAGACCGGGCGGCGCTGGCCGTGGAGAGCATGGCGTCCGCTCTTCAGAGCGGCGCGGCCGCGGTCGGAAGCGCGGTCAATCTCCTGCATACCTCTCTTACTGCCGCGGTTGCAGGATTTGAGGAGCTGGTGGAGGCGCTTGCGGCAGCTGCTGACCAAGTGCCCGAGCTGGTACCGGCCACGAGGGCCACGGCATGAGCAACTGGAGCTTGGCTGGCTACATCCTGGACGTGGCCTTCGCCACCAACACCGGCTTCGGTATCACCACGAGGCCAGGCGGCCAACAGCTGTGGC